CGGCTTTGTATCTCCAACTAAACCCTTTAAAAAATATTTCCAATCACCGGCCGAATAGCTATCGATTGATAATAAATCTGGTAAATCTAATCGCTCAGCTGAACTTAAAAGTACACGACCTAATGTTGACATTTATCTTCCATTCTTGATTTTGTTATCAATTGACCACATCGGTTGTAAATTACTAAGTGCCCAACACTCTTTGAAAGATTGATCCTTAGTCGACTGGTAATTAAATTGACAATCTGGTTTAATATGATCTACTTCCCATTTTCCATAGTTATCCCATGTCATACCGGGCTTAAACAACAACTCTAAGTGGCTCATCAGTTCCTCTAAAGAATAAGATACCTCAGAAAAAGTTGACTTTTTACTTTTACTAGCTAATCTGTAAGACATTAAAGAAGAAAAAGAATGCCTTAATTTGCCTTTTGGTGTTGATCGCCTTTTATTTCTAAATTTTTTATGCTTTGCTTTAGTTTGCTCTGGATTATTTAATTCCCACTTACGAGATTGAAATCTCTTTTTTTGTTTACAAACTAAGGTACCACCGAGTTTTGTATTATTTTGCTGCCAATACCATAAATCATTAGATTGACCTAAGGCTGGCAAATCATGCTCTTTATTGCAAAAATGACAAAATCTTTTCATAACCTAAATTATACTATAAAAAGCCTTAGTTGGTAGATGTTATTGCTTAAATGGTTCTCCAGCTCCAAGGCCCTGCTGATTATATACATCTAGAACTCCAAAAATTTGCTCAGGGTATCTAATTAAAAAATTAACAAATATTCCAGCTGATTTAACAGATCTAATAAGATCCTGCAGTATAAATCTTGCCTCAGAGGGATCTGTAATATACGCTGAATATTCGGCTGCATTATTACTTACTTGGTGAGGTCCCTTTTTATTAATAGCCACAATAGTTGACCCAACTTCATGATTATGCTTAAAGGTGTATGACGGATCTATTGCTATAGTGTTTTCAGTAGGTTTATATAAGAACCTAACTGGCCCCTCCTGATTATTTCTACCATAATCAAAAATTAAATATCCTCCGTTTGGTGAAATACTGTTAATTGATGTATTGATCAATCTAATTATTTTTCCAGCCTTAATCGCATCATTTATTGTTGCAGTATTGGAAGAAAGGACAAAAGTTGCAGCTTTATCCCACATATAGGTACCAAGTATTCTGCTTACTGAGCTTGGAATTGCATTAGTTATTATTATTTTAGATCCAGAGGAAGCCAATCCCATTCTTTCTGTTCTAGCGGTGCCAGGAATAGTAGCAGAGCCATTTGTTCCTAGTTTTAAGAATGAGAATGTGTTTCCGCTTGCAGTTGTCAAAACTGCACCAGCATTAAGATTCTCACTTAGGGTTATTGGTGAACTCACTACAGTTGATGTAACAAGCTGATTTATTGTTATTGTGTTGGCTGTACTTGAGAGTATCATTGATCCTAAAGGAATACCCGGTCCAGAAACAACAATACCAGGGGCAACACCGGACATATTAGATATATTAGACACAATGTTTGAATTTTGTACTGTATCGCCAGTTGTAGTAGAAACCTGAATACCAGAAGAGCCTGATATTACCATTGTGTCTCCTATCTTGTAACCATGAGGGGATAGAGTTGTTCCGTTGATAATATTTGAATTTCTGCTTAATGAGGTTAATGTTAACTCATTGAGTCCAGAAGCTATAGGTAAATTAGGAGTAATACCAGTTAAGGTATTACCTAAGAATTTCACAGGTGCACTAGATGTTGTACCTGTAGCAGGAAAGGATGTATTTACTATCGACCCAGTAATGCTAGTTATTACTGTATACTTAGGAAACACACTACTGTATACTTGATCCCCTTCGTTTATTCCTAAAGTAGAGGCTAAATTCACAATCTGATTACTTCCGCTAACTGTGTTTCCGGTTGTTATTAAAGATACTCTGCTAGAATAGCTATAAAGCTGATCCCCATATTGCAATCTTGTGTTATTTTTGGTGGAAACTATTTCATTCTCTGATATTGTATCAATTCTCTGAATAATTTCATCTACCCTCTCTATAAGAAAAGTACCTGATTCAGGAAACTGTAGTGCATTGACAACTTTTAAAGATGTATCACTAATACGATTACTCATTTGACTAAATGCTCCATTTATATGAATAGAGCCCTTTAAAGATCTTTTAACAACTGGTGGAGAAGTTGGCATCTCCACGGTTAATTCACCACTTGTTGTTTCCCATACTATTGCCCTTCTTGGGTTTAAATATGCAACAAATTTTTGTGGTCTAATAAATTTCATATTGTTTTCATTTGTTTGGGTAAATACGCCAGTTGATCCAAAGATACTATTGAATTTTATTGAGCTCTCTACCAGATCCACAGATTTAATAACAAATGATCCATTGTTTTCAGGCATATTTATTATTATTAGATCTTCTTCTTGTAGTTTGTCGATACCTGGGTTTGCACCACTAACATACTTAAAAGTAATCTCATTGCCAATCTTAGTTACAAGCCATTCTGTATTTGATCCATTTCCGGCATCATTGATAAAACCATCAAATTTTAGTGCAATATTTGCTCTTCCGCCGGTAATTCTTAATGAGCCTTTTGATCCTATAGTGTTTGTGAAAAAACGTATAAATGTGTTTTTAGTGATGCTATCATAGTATGATGTGGCATAAAGATATTTTGCCTGCCTGTTTATTGTGGCTACTATTTCATTAGCCGATGCGGCGTTAATATTAGTAAAGTCAGAAGATTTAAATACAACTCGATCAAAGTATTGTTCATCTACACTTAATTCTAATTCCCATCCATCATTTAATGCAAAAGGCTCAAATGTCGTAGATGTTACAAAAGCAGTTGTACTTTCTTTAAAAAAGAATATATCTAATAGTTTGTCAATAATAAGCTTAACTTGCTTTGGTTGATAAGATAAAACTGGAATATATTGTCTAAATGAGGTGTCATCCATACCTACTAATCTTGGTCTTGCTATTTTGTTATTTGATGCTAAGCGATCTAGGTATGGTCTAGAAGCTGTTTTTATAAAAAATTGTTTTCTAACTTGCGAAACTAAATCTGCCGCATTTTGATCTTGTTCACCCAATGCCTCAACAACTGCCTTCCAATTTTCGTTGGTTTTTGAATTTAAGTGTTTCGGCAGCAACTCATGAATTTGATCTATTTTAGACTTATTTTGCATTATACACCTACGCAATTCCAATAGAGTCTATGTCTATGGTTGCTTTTTCGTTGTTTGCTATTGTTATTCTTTCTGTGCTTGGACTAGGGCTTGTAAAGGTAACTGCGCCTACTCCTTTAATACTCATGGTAATTGCGATTATTTCTGACAAGATTACATCTTCTCCTACGCCTAATGTCTGTACATAATTTATAACAGATGATTTTATATTATTTGAGATATCACCAAGATTTACGCCATCAGCTGTTGTAATATTTAATGCAATAGATATTTTCTTTATCAATGGAGGAAGTGTCTCAATAGCGCCACCCACAGCTCTTCTTCCTGGAAAATTATCTGCATCTGGTTCATATCCATCAATAACTCTTTGCACTCTTTGCAAAAGACCGGTGTAATATAGGTATCCATCAATACCAATTGTAACATCTGTGTTGTAGTTTAATTTACCCATATGTAATACACTTGTTGCATTTGAATTACTAAATTTATAATTACGGTTATGTGGCGTTAAATATAAAGCACGACGCTCTTTATTTAAGTCATCTAGTTGAATGTTTTCTATTTTTCTAATTGAATAGAACTTATTGGCCAAACCTTCTGTTAAATAAAAACCATTAGTGTTAATAGAAAGTAGTTTATTAGATTCTGCTGAACCAGCAGAATTATTTACTCTTAAAAACGGTTTATAAGTATTACTATTTGTCCCTACATTGGCCAATTTGAAGTTTCCTACGTTATTAATGCTAAACCAATTAGGGTTTACAATATTCTGTATAGATAATGTGTCACCGCCAATTGCAGAATCGCCTTCCAGGAAGACTAAATCATCCACATTAAGTAGCTCTATCCCCTTATCGTAATCATTTAACATGTCGTAGCTGACTCCAGCTGATATAGCAGTAGATCCACCATAATTACTACCCATTGTTGCTTGAGTAGCTAAAACTGGATCTGATGGAATTAATGAAACAACCTGAGAATAGTATGAATCTGGATCTTCTGGTTTTTTAACCCAATCGCCTACAACAACATCTTTAAATGTACCTGCAGTACCTGTTATTATATTAGTATTTGCTGTCCAGGTGGCTTGCAAATTTTTATTATTAAATAGCTTTATAGTATTTAATTCCTCTGATGCTAAATTATTTTCTATAATCACAGAGTCATTGTCGACAGCTATTACTCTAAATGTGCCGTTATTGTTTGCTTTAAAGGTTAATCCGCTAATTATCATGTAGTCATCAACAGCCACACCAGAATCAATAAATCTAGGAGACTGGCCATCTCTACGTGAAACCCTAATTAAGCTGTTATGGCCTAATTTTTCAACTCTATATCTTGTTGGTGTCAATCCATCTTTAATTAATGATGCGCCAACCACGTTTTCTAATAAATCAGATCCAGCATTGGTAAATGTAAACTGACTTGGGGATATTGCTATAATTGGTCCGTAGTTGCCATCTATAAGTAGATTACTGTCTATTATATTAACCATGTCGCCAGAATTCATAAAATGAGCAGAATTTGCTGCAACAGTTATCACACCAGAGGAGCGCTGTATTGAAGTAATAGATACCCTTGATGAGTGAGCAAGATTCCACTTAATTATAGGAGTAGGGGTAATATGTACAGTATTGCCTACCCCTATAGCGGTTGATGGCATTGCTTTACCATAAGGATTAACAACATCTACGTAATTAGAAATATCATTTACAGCCACTATGGGCAATCCAGCAACATTAGAGTCGCCACTAAACCTGGCCTTATTACCCTGATCCCAAGACAATGTAGGCCCAAAAGCTGTAATTAAATCACCTGCTTTAACTTGCGCAAAAGTTGCTGAACCGCTATGTGTCCATCTCCATATAAAACCAGTAGGTCTAGCATATAACGCAGATACATCGGTTATTGTGAAAGACGTAGATGAAGTTATATTGGTGATTTTAGGATTAAAGTTATACTCTGTTGTTCCTATTGTTGTACTGGTTATATCTATTGTGTCTGTGGTTATGAGTCTACTTAATCTTTTTACGCCAGAGTCGTTTTGTAACTTAACGTAATCACCACGATTGAAAGTATCTGGGAAAGCAGGTATTTTTACTAATAGATAATTACCACTTAAATCTGATTTTATTTCTGATTCATTATGTATATATGCTTGAGCCTTATTGGCATTTCCTCCAACAATTTCAATTGCGCCGGTTGAGCCAAGATTTTTAGAAGTAATTTGTATATTTTTTCTATCATTTGCTATACGAACATTAGAGATGATAGGTAATTGAGAAAGCGCTTTTTGTGTTAAATGATGGTGGATATTTTTAACACTTACCGGTATGAGTTTAAATAGTTCACCGATACTTGATATATTGTAGTTTGGTGCTGTATTCATTTGATAAACACTAGGCGCAACATTGTTCAATATAAAATCCCTTTTAGCAATAAAGTTTGGGTTACTGTTCTGAAAAGATTTAACCCAGTTAACTGAGTCATATAGCTTGATATGGTTATTATCTAATGAGTTAGGATTATGACCATAAGCTAAAGCAGTTGAATTATCCGTATAAGTATACTTTTCTTGCACTGTTGATCTATTGATAATAGATGATGTGCTGCTTACTGCAGTTATCTCTAAAATTTGTTCTTGATTTATCTTACTAACCATAGATTGGACATCTGTCCCTTGAAGACTAAAAAAAGCAATATCGCCAGAATTTGTAATCAACTCACTTGTGGAGGAAGATCCATTAGTCGATGATATAGTAAAGCCAGAAGTATTGGCGCTAGCATCAACCATATTACCGTTATTTGCATTAGTTATAGTAATAACACTGTTTATATTTGATGCATTAAATAGTAAATCAGGATTAATTGCTGCAACTGTGGCTGCAGCAACAACTGCTGCAGTATCACCAGAAACTACCCCTGAAACTTTAATAGACCGTGTTGCTCCATGGAATGGCTCTAAAGTTCCATTATTATCAACATCATACCACACTGCTACAGAACCATTTTCATCATGTATCGTGAAAAATTTTCCATCAGCNGTTATATTTGGTGTGCCGTTAGTCGTGTTGATGGAAAAGCCAGATGTACCAGACAACCCACTGGGGAGTAAACCATTAATAACATTGGTTATTGTTACTTTAGATCCAGTTAGGCCAACAGTGAAGGCACTATCTAGTGATAGTGTTTGAGAGGTTTTGGTTGCAACCACAGTATTAGAGTCATTTGTTGCAACTGTCGCAATTTTTATCGCTCTACTGGCTCCATGTGCTGGAGCGGATACACCAGTATTATCAACATCATACCACACTGCTACAGAACCCTGTGTATCATGTATTATGAAATAGGTTTGGTGTAATGAGCCACCAATATCAGCAGATGCTTCTACATCATATATCGTGGGTGTACCAACAATATCATCGGTGGTTGTAACAGTTGTAATCTCAGGTGTACCAGCAGGTGTAATAGCAGCATTAGGATTCAATACCCTAACAGTAAGTCCATTTTTATTTTCTACATAAAATTGACCCATATTTGTGTTGCTTATACCGGAATTAACAGAAATAGATAAAATATCTCCAATTAGTACAGTTGATAAATTACCTGCAGAAAATTTGTAATCATAGTAATTACCAGTAGATGCCGCACCATTTGGAAAATTTGTATTAGTATCTGGATAAGGACCACTTATAGTCAAGTTATCACCAGAAGATATTGTCGTGGTGCGTGCTGGACCAGATCCAAAAAAATACTTATATATACTATAAGATGGCGTATTTAAATATGTGGTTTTTTGTGTTTGGTTGGCACTAGTTGGATACTCAAACGCAAATCTTAATTTTTCTCCATTTGGTCCATATTGAGAAGCTCTTACTAAGATCTTTCCATTAGAGCCTAATACACCACCAGTTGAATACCAATTTCTTGCTCTCATCCATATAGCATAATCACTAAAATCAGTGCCATTTATGCTTGATCCCCAGACTGTTAGATTACTAAAATCCACACCTGGTTCATTATCATAATCAGAAGCAGAAAATTCTGTAGTAGTTGGAGTAAATAACAAACTATCAGATCCTGAGTTAATTATTCCAGTTCTAGACATCTTAATATCTATAGTGTTTGCGGTTGCATTCTTATCGATAATGGCCACCACACTATCTTCTGAGGAAATATTAACTGGTCTAATTAATTGAAATTCATCGTTCGTTGTGTGAATTAATTCTGTCCTTGCTACTCCCTGCTGTGTGCCAAAACCCTCATTAGTGAATTTTGTTTTAACAGAGCGGATCTGCCCTTTATTATTTCCTTTTGTAAAACTAACTATATCATCTAATTCTACGCTTGTTGGGGTAAAAGTATCAACAGCATAAATAATCTCACTATATGGATCACTATATGGCGGAACAGCAGGACTAGTGTTTAGTGCTAGTTTGCTTCTAATATCGGTGTAGGTATGCCTATCTAAAAAAACATTAGTGCTTACTGGCACTGTTGTTTTAATATTACCAAATAGGGCTTTTTCTGCAATTTTTGTTGCTATATGGGGTTGATTTCCGAATCGAGTACTCAATGTTTCTGCAAACACAGCAGAACAATTACTATTAGAAACAGGTATAGCAACATTACCATTTTTTTCAGCCGTAGATGTTATCTTAATTGAGTTGGATTTGTATAGTGTAGCCAGTACACCAACTACGTCTCTATTTAAGGATTTAATTACCTCACTTATTGTTTCAGCTGGAGGATTACTTAAGTACGAACCTCTCCATATCTGAGGATATCCATCAGTCTCAAAGGCCTTTATATCTGAAGAATCAGAAACAATTATTGCTGATTCTACAATGGCTGCTGGGTTTTCAACTTCTACGAAGCTGTTTACAGAGCTGGTGTGATTGCCTTTAGCCATAATCTTAAATAACCCAGTATTTTGCGTATTAGTAATCCACCCAGAACTTTTTTTAGAAATAAAGATAAAATCTCCAGGTTTCAATGAAGCAAAAGTATTAACAACTGATGAAGTGATTCTCATTATGCTATTAGCAATAGGTGTAGTTATATCGATAGTAGATCCGACTAACAAAGGTAGCAATTTTTTATTACAGTAAGTGGAATCTACAACTAAAACCATATTGGCAGCTTTGCCGGCAGAATCAGCAGATAAGTTATATTTACCCGAACTGGTAATACTTGATATAGCAAATCCTTTTGCGTCTTCTATGCCAGCAGAGAAATTATCTCCAATCCCTATATTGGTTAAAATACGCAAATTACCTGTCTGTCTGTTGAGTTGAAATTCCGCTGTCTTACCAACTGAGCTTGTTGGTAAATTTGAAAACCATTTATTTAACAATGTTCCGCCGCTTATGAATATAGAAGATTCAGAGCCATTTTTATTTGACTTTATTATCATAGTAGAGCTAGGTGTGGCTTTTGCAGTAAGACCTGCAAATTTTTTATTAAAAGCTTCAACCCAGTTATCTATTGTTAGTGATGAGAAAGATGATACGCCGGCAAAATCACTAAGTGTGAAATTTCTATCTTGCACTGGTGTATTATCTACAGAAATTATTATATTACTTGTAGAATTTATATTCCACTGAGAGTATGTGGTCGTAGTTAATTCTGCATTTTTTGCTTTTTCTCTTAGTTTGTTATTATTTTGATATAGTGATAAATAACTAAACTCATCAGTTGGAAATTTTAAAACACTGTTTGCATAATATAGTAAATTATCATGTGTTTGTTTTTCAGCAACTTGGATTATTTCAGCATCATGATCAACAGGATACAGTAGTATAGCAGTAGAGTTATCGGTAAATCTAGCTTTAAAAAAAACAGACTTATCATTAATCGATGTTACAATTTCAGCAATAGTTGCAGCAGATATATTTAAGAACTGCTTGGAATTAAAATATATGGTTTCTTCTTGCCCATCAACTATTACTTTTAAAAAAGATCCATCTAATAGTGTAAAAGGTCCACTATTGGTATTTACCACCTGTGGACGTGGAATAGGATAATTTGANAGTTGTAGGAATTCTTCCCTACCTGTGGCATTGGATAATAATTTGTCTACTGATTGGCCAGCATAAGATGGTTGAAAGCCAGAACCATCATCAATATATAATACAGAAGGTGAACCAACCTTTACGGGTTCAGTCATTACGGCAGAAGCTACTTGATTACTGTCAACTGGATCAGATATTCCGATTACAGATGATATAATACTGGGTGCTGTACCTCTAGCAAGAGTAATAGAGTAAGACTTTAATCTATTTCTTAGTTCTGTGTCTGTCTCTATGTCCCTACCGTTTGAAAAAGATGACGTGTTGGCTACACTTGCACCAGTAAAAGGAATAGATTCAAAGTCGGTTATGGTGTTTACACCTGCATTTCCTGAACTACCAGCGACTAATGCAACTACATCAGCATTTGATACTTTGTTTTCACCAGATGGTATTACTACATCTCTTAGGGTCGAATACTGAATTTCAGGGTTTTGGTTATTTGCTGGAATTTTAACAATAGTTCCGGCACCTATTAATCTATCTGGTTCTCCCTGAGAATCTATAACAGAGTCAGAAATTAAATGATCTTTTTGAAGCGCTGATACTAATACTATCTCAGAGTATGTTGGATACACCACTACGCTAGAATATGCTATGGGTCCTTCAAAATTTTGAGTTCCACGTCCAATATAGAGTGTGCCACTGTTTGACCAACCTACAGCAGTGTTAACATAAAGCCTTGTTTGTCCTGCTATTGGGGCAGGCTTTATTACGTATAAACCTGTACTTCTTTTTACTATATTGTTATTGTATAAATCAACTAAACCAGATGCTTTAACTGCTGCTTTTCTACTTAAACCGAAATCACCAGCTTTAGCGTCTAAGTCGTTATTTTTAATAGCATCTATATTTAAAAGCTCTAAAACGTTAAGTATTGATGTATTGTTTTCAAAGTCATTTGCAGCTGCAGCTTCAAGTAGAGTTAATAAAACCGACCCAGCGTTAATATCATTAAGTGGGGTTTCACTAACGATTTTTCGTATCATGTCGCCTAATATTTCATTAAAACTTTTTATTTTTATTGCCATAATTAACCTTATTGTTTTAGCTATATTAACTATATCAGGTAAATACTTGGTATAGACTTATTATACTTTATCATCTATGGGTTGTTTATAGTGAATGATATAGGAATGACTTGGCTTCCGCCAGCCAATCTTACGCTCAGTGAGATAATGATAGCCCCTACTCCCTGATTAGTACCATTATTAACCAAATAGTTTACAGATATATTTTCTACCCTGTCAAATCTAGAGTCTATGTCTATTTGATTCAATATAGACTGCGTAATAAGATCTTTTATCTCATTTACATTTTTATTTGTTTGGCCGAGCACATTAATTAGTCCAAATGTTGGGTGTCTTCTAAGTGAACCCAATTCAGTTATAATTTTAAGCTTAATGGCTTGCATTGCATTTTCTAAGCCGTAACTTAATTTTATATCGCTATTACTGGTGAATATTAAATCACCGCTTTCTGATAAAGCTAGATCTATTTTTGCTCTCTTCTCGTCTTCTGCACTTTTTGTTAAAAACCAAGGAACTTCATCTTGTCTACTATCAGGTAATGCTTTCTGAGATGGAATTAACACAAAAAAGGCACTATTTATAGTGTTTGCTGCAAATACCCGTATATAAGCTCCGTCTGCAGACCTGTATTTATCTAAGTTTCTGCTTCCATCTAGTTCTAATATTATTTCGCCAGAAACAGGTACTTGCTTTATATCTATAATAGTGCGCTGATCAGGTGCAACTTCTATACTAGATTGCACAAAAATAACTTGGTTTATATAAAATTTATCGATATTGAGTTGACCATTCACATCTGTTTCGCCTATATTGATTTGATTACCAGAGCCATTAGATAATAATAAAATTCTTTGTCCAACTTCATCGACATATGGTGGTTTTAATCCATTTGCTATAGCTATATCAATCCATTTATCTGGACTACCTAAATATCTATTTGCTAAACTTTGAATACTTTCATTGTAATTTATTTTAACTAGTTTACCGGATCTATATTGACCAATATCTATTAAAGGGTTATTTGCATTAGCCCTAGCTAATGCAAATGGATCTATCACTGCATCAACTGCAAATAGATTTGCTAATATGAAATCTATAGTTTTAATAGATTGCTGTACTGTATAAATATAGTTTAGTTCCACTATAGTGGAACTAATTTGAGATGAAATGGGGCTTCTTTTGTGTGATTTGTTGTAATCTTCATTGCCTAATCCATATATATCAGCAAGATAGTCTCTATATTCGGTAATAGAAGTTTTTGCTTTCAAGAAGTCATTTTTTGAAAATGAAGATACTCTAGCTAATTCAGTTTTAATTATTTGATCTTCTTGGCCTGTTGTATTTATAAAATAGATACTCATGTTGCTAAATATGCCATGATATCTATAAAAAATACCTAAATCTTGAAATGGATTTATTTTAGATGTACCAACTCTTTGAGATTCTATGAATTTAGAAAAATCATCTATTTGTTCTTTTAAAAAATCAGGATTTATATTGTCGTAGCTTTTAGTTATCAAGTCAGGCTTTATAAATTCCCATGTTTCCTTAAAGTAAGTCCATCTCAGTGGTATTATGGCTGGTATATCTGATAACATCAATTCATCATTAGCTCTAGTTTTTAACCAAAGATTTATATCAGCCATGTTTTTATAAGCATCATTAATAATTGCCATTATCTACCTAATATGTTTATGCCCGCTATTGACGATCCAACAATATCTTTAGCTAAAGATGCTAATGACTTTATAGTTCCTAACACAGAAGAAGAATCTATACCACTTAGCCCAAGTTGTTGCTCTCGTTCCGCTAGATCACTTGTTGCCTTTTCGCCTACACTTGTTAAGTTGTACCCACGAAGAGAAATAGAGTAATTATAAAGCATAGGGTTATCTGCAGATCTTCTCATTACAAAACCTTGCACCACTACATTATATTGATTATTATCTTTGTAATTAAAAAAGATTAACGGATGTTTTGTCCTTTTTCTTGTGCTTGCTGCTGCTGCATCCTTCTTATATTTAAGAAGAAATAAATATAGATTATGAAAAGCAACGTACCCACTATTTGAGGAATTTATACCAGTTTTAGGCTTTGAACTCCCATCTAAAAAATCATTGGCTTTATTTTTAATTTCATTTATTAAGGCAAATGTTTTTGAAAAGAAACCACCTGCTGAATAAGCTTCTACCATTGGAAAACTAGCTCTACCGCCAGTAGAATTAAAAGAATAAGCTATATCAACTTCACTGCCCTTAAATGGCTCTACAAATTTTGGTGCCATACCGGTGGTGCCTTCTATACTGATATCAAAATATCTTATATCTGAATGCTCTTCAATTGTTCCATATAAAGTGGGTATTATGTTTGTTGCAAAATTTGTACTTATCTGTAGATTATTTGGACTAATTGGTAAAAACATAATAGTTGTATTTCCGTTTTGATCTATGTTTTTGAAACCATATGGTTTTGCAGAATACCAATTTTTAGACTCTATAGTATAGAGTCCAGGCGTTTCTGTACTATTAGAAATTTCTTCTTTTTTTTGAATATTAGGGGCCACAGTTGGTTTTGGCTTATTAAGGTAATCAAATATGTCTTTTATGNCTATACTCATAAGATAATTATATATTAATATAGGTTAGAAGCTGCCAGTAATTTCTTTGATTTTTGTTTGTACTTCTTTAACTTGTGACCATTGCGGTGTAGCAATCAAAGATGTACATGGCCCAAGGGGAGAAATAGGCGTAACCTTACTCAGAGCATCAATTAACTTAAATAATTGATCTAATAACTCTATACCATCCTTTCCTATAGCGACCTTAGGAGACTTTATTTTCACAGAAGTAGAGGCATCAATTTCATATTCTTTGGTTTTTTCACTTATTTTTTCGTCTGCGGTTATGTTTATGGTTTTACATTTTAACTCAACTAATTCGCTTTTTTTTGTCATTTGTAGTCTTATTTTGCCTGAGTTTATGATAATTGTTCCATTAGGCTTATCAATTCTTATACTTTGTGTGCCATTTTGCTTTTCTGTGTCATTTACTTCAAAGCTACCAGTTTTATCAAACTTTAAAAATGAACCACCAATTTTTGTATCATATTTTGGTGCAAGTATTGTAGTATTTGGCTTATTTTCTAAGTTTTTTATATTAGTGGGTTGAGCTTTAAAGGTCAAAGTGTATTCACCATCATTGTTTATGTAGGTTTCTACTCCATTAAACTCAGATATAAATTGAGGTCCCTTTTTATAGTCTAAAGCAACTTTTCTAGCAGGATGCAATATACCACCTATAATGATAGCATCTCTAACTGAGCCATTTAAGAATGCAACAACTACTGTGTCTCCTGCCTTAGCAGAAAAATCACTCACTGGATCCGGCCTATCATCGTATTTATAACCTCGACCCATTATGTCTTCATAATTATAAACACCGCTAAACCTTCTAAGTACTTTAGCATTTGCATACACCTTGTTTCCATTGTCTTGTATTTCTACTATAAATCGTAAATCGTTGTCCTTGTTGTCCACTAAGGTGTCTCGCACTATTCCTATTCTAATAAAAGCGTCTCTGTAATTAACTGCGCTTGAGCTTGATTCAGTTTTCCAAATAGAGCTATCTTTAACTATATCAAATGGACTTGACATGGTGCTATACCTTTATTTTTTGATTATCTGGATCAGACACATCTGACACAGAAATGGTGTTTTTTGTACTGCGGTCTTGCTGGTGTGACAAGCTTGTCACTAAAGCATCAAGTGAACCATCGCCTATTAGCTCTCTATTTGCATTAGTTATAATACCCCTAACAAAGTCTATTGTCGTTCTAAAAGTTCTTGCCCCACCTTGACCAACACTAAAAGTATGTCTTATATTCTCTACATGTGCAGTGATTTTCGTATCCTTCCTGTTTAATGAAGATTTTGAAAAATTTAAATTAGGATTAACTATTTCTGCACTAAAGGTAATATTATCTCCCACGCTTATATACTCATCTACACCATACAAAACGATAGTTCCATTTAGCATTTTATGTGTACCAAAGTACCACTCTCTTAGCATATCTGTCCATTTATCAAACTGATCGTAGTCAATGTTAAGGCCACTTGACACAGGTAACTGTCTTGTGCTAAAAATAAGTGGTCTAAAACCTTCACGATCAAAAGCTTTTCTATCAAATTTTTGAACTTTTTGAGCTGTAGCATTTGCTATTTGTGTTGATTTAAATTCTGGTAAATCTAACTGTATTTCGACAAAGTTATACTTATCTCTCCAATTTGTGCCTAGGTTAACAGATAGTATATCTAAGTCTCTTAGATTGTGACTTTTAATGTTTTTAAAATTAGATGTGATGTTGCTGTTATTATTGTTGGTGTTTTTTATATAGAAAGGCCTAATTCTATTAAATACTTTAAATTTAAATTTCCCATCTTCTACAATAAGATCTGTAAAAAGTTCATTCATGGTGCTATTACCATGCTCTAATAAAATTTGCCACAAAGTATGTGTTCCTTGTATAGCAAATGGATTCATATAACCTACTGCTTCTGGTTTACTATTATCATAGCTATCATAACTCTTTAAAATACCGGTTACTAATTCCAAAGATTTAGTAAGTTCTGCGTCATCTAGTTGCATAAATTTTTTTAATTGATGTGGTACCTTGAAAGTATAAACAGATTTGCCTAATCTACCGATATTGGCGGCATTATTAGCTCGCCCCTTAAGATCTCTGCCAAACAAATCCAAAAGATTATTTAATAAAATTGGAACTTTATATACTTGAGGTGTATTTTTATCTCCCCATATCATTTTTTGTAATGCTGCGGCTATACCATTTCCCTGACTATAGTTATCATTGGGTCCCATTAATAAATTATCTACATATAGAATACTATTAAAAATTTCTCCCCAATCGCTGCCAGAAACATAATACAAAGTCTGTCTTGCTCCAGAATCAGTCATTTTAGTCTCACTTCTGACTGTTTCTATTCTTCCAAGCATTTTTAGTTGTTTCGTGTTTGCTTTTGTTTTTATGTCTTCTTGAGAAATTGGTTCATTAGACATCAAAATGGCACACCAACTGCCAGCAGTTAGCGTTGAGACCCAATTCTTATACGGTGCCAACACCACATTAAACTGCCCCTGAGGTGCACTTTTTGATTTTGACGTGGATAGTGATATACATGACAGTGTGCTTATTATTACTGGAAGTGGTTCTTTTTCAATTTCGTATGTACCTATTTTAGAATTAAGTCCACTTGAGTCAAAACCACCAGTAGGGATAGATATCCTATCAACGTAATTCCATACGAGAAAAGCAGCATGCGGTGTTTTAATAGCGAAATTAGATTTACTCATTATCTTGCCTTACCAGTAATTTTTTCTGACAATTTATTAACTGAGTCTGGCATAGATATAGCATTACCATCACTCTTCAGTCCCTGTAACTTTTCAAATTTTTCAACTGCTGCTTTAAAATCACCTGCACCCTCACGAAACATCTCTGTACTGGCATTAAAAGTACTTGCCATTTTTTCAGACATACCGGAATATGAGGATTCATTTTGTTTACCGTCTTTTTCAAATGTTTTTTGAAGAGCAACAAAGGTACTAATTGCTTTAGTAAAGCCGCCTAACTCTTTTGATGCTGTAGCTGCTGCTTCACTCATTTGCTTAAAACCGGAAACTCTTAAATCATCTGAAACGGTTTGAGGACTATTAGGAATATCACCCTTCATTGTTTTTTTTATGTCGTCTCCGCCTATGTCAGCTTTGTTAAAAGCGCCCACCCCTCTGATAAACTCTCCACCAGTGATGCCTTGATTTACACCTAATTGACCGGCTAATTGTTTCTCACTTCTTGATGTTATTTCTTCTCCGCTTTGTAGCTTATCTGCTAAGCTTGCTGATGTTTTTCCACCAGTGTTATCAAGTTCAAGTCCACCTGCGCCAACAATTGTAGAAGTTGTTTTCAACGGTATTAATGTGTTGACAAAATCCTTCGCGCTTCCTTTGTTACCCTTTTTATAATCAACACCCATGCCAAGTAAAGCTTCATCTATTTTGTTTTCATCTTTTTCGCTAGCTAATTGTTTTAATGTTGCTATATCTAGCTGTCCTGCGAAAGCTGAATCTTTTGTAGATAATCCAGTTTTTTGTGATATATTTGCGGTATTTAGCATACCACTGTATGATACAGATGTATCATTAGCTATATCAGATAACTTCTGTTGAACACTTGTTGCTCTTTGTGCAGCAAAAATATCATTTTTGGCTGCTAAGTCTTGATCTACTGTTCCAGCAATTAATGAAGCTTTAGCTGATATAGTATCTATTCCAGAAGCTTGCGAAACAGCACTAACAGTTTCAGCAGTATTTTTTACAACCATATCTAGTGCAGTACTACTATTAAGTCCACTTGCGACTGCACTTTCTAGCACACTTGCTAAACTAGCTTCTGGATTATTACTACCAGCTTGAGCCAATGACGACATTCTTTGTAAATTCTTTTCTGTACTACCAAAACCGCCTCTTTCTAAATTACGAGAAGATATGACACTGCTAGATGCAAAAGCATTTCCCATTCCAGCAATACCAGCCTTAGAAGAATTAACAAATTGTTCAGGTGACATACCTGCAGATATAAATTTCTCTAACATTGCGTCAGAGCCAGCCTCTTCTATAAAACTAGAAGATTTGTTACCCATGTTCATACCAACTTCACCTAGGCCAACTGAGTAATCTCTTAAACCCTGAGCTTGACTAGATGAAACATACCTTAAAGCCTTTCTGGCTTCAATTCCCATGCTTTGAGCAGCAATTTGATTTTGACTAGCTGTTATATTCTTATCATAGTCGTTTGCTCTAATTGCCATTCCAGCCACACCGGAAACAGTTTGCAATACTGCATCTTGGCGAATAGCATTCACTTGTGCTGTGGATGTAGTATTTTCTATAGGATTAAGGGTTGTGGCTAGCTTGATACCTCCAGCTGCTGTCTGAGCTGCACTACCAACTCCATAAGCAAGATTTGTCAAATTAGTAGCTTTAACCATTTCTGTTGAAAACTTTGAGGCATTTTGTTCATCTAGTAGAGAGTGTTGAGATGCAACATCACCAGCCCTAGCTTGTCTGTATGTATTATATCTTTCATTGGCTAAATTTGCAAATCCAGCTGTGTTGTTTAATTGCCCCATTCTTTGGTCAATCATTAAGCTTTGACCGGTTTGACCGAGTATGCCAAAACCTTGAGATATATTGTTTAAAGTGCTTACCGTATTTTGCGTTTTTTCTTGCCCACTTGGTATTAATTTATCAGCAGACTGTAACTTATTAAAGTTCTCTGATGTTTCCTTAAGCTCAGCTAATTGCTCTTCAGTTTGCTCTACTCCATCGGTTAATTTTTTTAATGCATCAGATAGTTTTTTAGCTTGATTGATCATCTCACTATTAATTTCATTTTGTGAAACAGATCTGCTTATTCCACCTTCAGATATAGCGACACCACCGTTAGCCCCTTTAATATCATTACCAATCCCATAAGAACTTAATACTTGATTAGCTTGTCTACCTGCCTCTATTATCTTTCTGCGCTGTGATGCTGGATCTTGACCATTTATTTTTTGAAACTGTTGTGCTGCACTTATTGCTGCTAGTTCATCAATTTTTTCTTTTTTACCGGTAAGAGCCACATTAATTTCAGATGATTTTTCTACATCAGGTAGTCCATTTGGAGTGGAAAATAATCCCTTAGTTTTACTTAAGGTGTCTCTTTCTGAAGAGCGAACAGCAGACATGATATTTAATTTTCTAGTATCTAATTCATCATATGGGATATTAGCCATAGAAAGTGCTCTATTTTGAATAGAGCTGCCTTTTTGTGCAGCAGTTATTTCCGAATTTATAGTAGATTGCTCAAATTGCCTAGATATAATACTTGATGCTTCACTTTCGGCACGAACTTCATTACTATCTCTTAAGGCATTCATTCTGCCTCGATTGGTTGATATACTTTGCCTTAAAGCAGATACTTGCTCATTGTATACAGGGCCTTCTTTTATTATTGGGTACTTCTTGCCATCATCTATCAACTGATTAAGTAATTTTCCTTCAGATCTTAATTTATTATTTAAGTTTGTACTTCTGATAGTGGGTCTATTAATTCTTTGACCAATGCGCTCTAATTCTGTTAAAACACTGGATTCATCAATACCAGGAAAGGAGTTATTTAGAGAACTATTTTTACTTTTGTTTACTTCATCGGCCATACTTTAATTTATCCATTTTTATTTAGCAACTACAGGTATATCTTAGTCAAAGGTTTCATCGATATCTTCTCCAAAGCTTTCTCCAAAATCCTCTTTTGCCTTCTCTATTTGTTCTTCCATCCATTTTACATTATCAGAGGCTTTAGTAGGATCTTGTTCAGACTTAGCGGCCTCTGCTTGCATTTCTTTTAATTCTTCAAGCTCCGCCCAATCCAATACTGCCTTCTCTTTGGCCTCTTCTATCTTAACATCTTCTAACTCAAGCTGTTCTTTTCTTGCGTTACTTCTTTCTATTCTATCAAAGAACTCATATAATAATTCCTCAAATGTATATGATTGCAATATAGGATCTTTTAGTGGCCTATTGTATGTTTGTGACCACCAACTCTGTAAGAATAATAATAATTGTTTTTCTGAGTTTAATGGAGCCCTAGCATTTTTAGCCGCTAACTCCCTTATATCATCTACGATTGAGTATCCTGGGTCTGTGCTGACTGACTCTTCTTTTTTAGTTCTTCTCTCCATAAAGCATCGGCCTCCTCAACCTTCTTATATAAAAGAACAAGTGCATCTTCATCTTCAATTAATGATCCACCTGCACTTTGTTTCCACCACTCTGGAGCATCAACAATTTTTGCTCTAAGATTGGAGAGAATAACTGCAAAACCGGCTAAACTATCTGTTGGGTTTGCATGATTACCAAGAAGACGTGTTTGCTCTAAATCTCTTGCGTGTTTTTGACCAATATTTAATACACATAGCACAGTGAAAAGACCTTCATATTTTTTGCCGGTGTCTTCGCCTACGTGTTCAAAATTAAACGTTCTTTGTTTATTTGGTAAATCCATATATCACCCCATATTGTGTTTAATGTAATTATACCTAAACCTAAATTCAGTAAAATTATACACCTATTCTTAAAAGAGACCTTTAATACGACTAGGCGCCTTTTTATTAGGTTCTTTATCAACCTCTTGCGATATAGACTCAGGCTTTAGTTCATCTTGAAAGCCTATGGCCTTCCAGCTTAGTTGGACATTGGCCAACTGATCAACTCTAATATCCTCCTGCCTTGTTGTTATCATAGCTTTATTTGTATAAAATAACAACTGATCTGTTGCAGAGTCTCTTACTTCAATAGTGATATATCTCTGAAATAAAAAATTAACTGCATCTGATTGCCAAAGCTCAGTTCCAGCTGAGATACCGGGAATATGAAGTGCGCTAATTGATCCATCTACTGTTATTCTTTGTGGCACTAACTCGGCATAGAAAAAATCATCTATTGTAGGTATTTCTACCACTTTTGTATCTATTCTCCAAGAAATGCTAAAAGCAAAACCTACAACCTTACCATTAATTTTAAGTATTGTTCTTGCTCCAGAGGCGTATTTAGCTGTAGGTTTTGCAGATAAAATACCACCAAAATTGCTATTAATGTTGTTTGCTATATTTGGTTTAGGAGTATTATCAAAGCCACTCATTATCTAATCTCACTTATTGGTGAACCACTAAAATCAGCTCTAAAACTATCATAGTCAACATAAAGAGCTGTAAAATCAAATCTCTCAATTGCTACACTTTTTTTACTAATAGAAAAATCTGCCCGTGTTAATCTTGCATTTCTTATCTTAATAAGACCTAGGTTATCTTTTTTACCAAGCACTGGTTCAATTTTTTGATAAACCTCTATATCAAATGTGCTGCCATTTGCTAAGTCCGCAGGATTTAATTGTATATCTGTGGCGCTACCAATTACACCAGTGCCATCGCCATTACCCCATGATCCAGAACCATTTCCATAATTAGAGGCACCATTTGGTGTGCGACCACCGTATTCAGAAGTTGCATTCTTTGCATATCTAATTAAGGCAAAAGATCCACTAACAGAATAACCTAACGGCTCAACACTACTTCCTTCAAATTTACCAAGCACTTTAGGTGTTTGGGTTATGACCTGCACGGTGCAAGAAAAATCTGTGCAATATGCCATTGTTTTATCATTAACTTTTATTTTTACATTTGAACCAGTAATAAAGAATGGCTTTAATTGTGACATAGAATATATTATATAGTATAATCAACCATGATGAGCAATTTCAATAAAAATAATATTGGTATACAGCCAGCAAAATATGACATAAATATGCCCTTTAATAGTGGCAAATCATGGATTAATATCGGACCTGAGTCTAATATTTCTTATGTCCATAAGGTCTCGTCTTCCTCGACTAGGGATACATACTTTACATATGACTCAGATGGCAATACATCTATTATAGATACGCATAAAACGCCACAAGGTTTTATATCTCTATCTTCCAAGATAAGATCTTGGTTGCCAAAGTGGCCATTTTGGAATAAATAATACACCCTATGCTTGTATTCTCAATACATAAGGTGTATTTCTGTTATCCCTTGTTATGCTAAATCTGCGTCACCAGAATTTGAAGAATCAAATGACTCATCATCTGCTAAAATTCCTACAAAACCTAATCTATCGACTAGAATTCCACGTTTATTTAGGCCAGCACTTTTACGAGTGAATCTACAGTCTTTAATAGTAATAAACTCTACAGATTCTGCAGTAGTAGCAGTACCGCTTGCTGCTGTTGCCACTGTTTGGGTTTTTTGATAAACAGATAGATCCCATGTTTCAGACAAAAGTATATTACCTGGGTTAATATGATCTGAGCCTTTTGCAGCTGTAGCATAAGCATGCTGTCCTAATCCATTACCGTCTTTGTTGGTTCCGGGCATATTATTGGTATTTGCTACCGATGTATATCTTACAACACTCAACTCACCTGCAACTGAATAGTTAACCGGTTCATTTGACACTGCT